GGACTGGTCTTACAAAACTCAGCGCACTCCTCAAGCGTCGGCTTGCGCCCATGAGTGTTTTCAAAGACCGGCGTCCAGTTCCGCAGCTTCGCCAAAATCTCAACTGCGTGGGACGGCAGCCGAATCACGCGGTCATACGTGCCAATGTACCTTGTAATACTTTGGCGAATCCACCAATAGACGTAGGTGGACAAGGCATAACCACGCTCAGGATCGAACTTTTTGATGCCATGAGCAAGACCCATGTTGCCCTCCTGCACCAAGTCAAACAACTCGCTCCTTCTGCACTTGTTCGTGTACCGCTTTGCGATAGACACAACAAGCCGAAGATTGCAATTGAGCAACTTCTGGTAAGCCCTTTGCCCTCGTCTTTTCTGCTGGGGCGTCGGCTTTTCGTTAGCGATCCAATCCTGAACCTGCCTAGCCAAGAGAATCTCTTGGTCTTTGGTTAGCAGCGGATAGCGGCCAATCTCTTTGAGGTAGGCAGTAAAACTTTCCACTCAGTTGTTGACTTCCACAATGCAAGGAAGCGTGCCAACGGATGGAGCGACAGCCTTAGCAACCGCAACAGCTTTTTCCCAAGTCACATAGGAACAGGCGTCTTCCACTTTTTCAGTGAGCAGAATTCCGCTGCCAGTCGCTTCGTAGCAAGCAGCCAAATAGGTTTTGTGTGAGATCGAAAGAGCGTAACGCATGAGGCGCTTGAATTGCCCCTGAAAAATATCACAATAAAACCAGTCGGCAACTAGATTATTCACTGTCTTGCACATCTTTTTTGGGTCTTGCCCTCCCCTCGACGCGACGACGGATCGACTCCTTCCACACCTCCTGATCAGCCTCAAAAGCGTTCTTGTAATCCTCAGACGAAACGCAAAGCTCCAGCTGCTTGTAGATCACATCACGAATCCACGCCGTGGGGCGTACTTTCTGATCATCAGCCAACTGCATCAACAAAGCAGCTCGATTCGGATCCAGCAAAATCTGCATATATGTCTTATTTCCGTGCTTGATCGCCACAGACACTGTTGATTGCTACCCAACAGTCTAACAATGTGCTACCAAGTAATCGAATCATCTACATGCTTCCGCCACCCCCGCGCTTGAGACTCACGAGACTCACCTCGTTGTTTCCTACATCCCTTGCGAATCTCTCTTGCGCCCTCTAAAAACTCAGCCGCCCGCTGCAGATCCGCTGTGGTGGCACGTGCGATTTCATAGCGCAAGTAGCGCAATATGATCTCCCTACCAGTCAGCGGCCTAGCCAAAAGCTATGAGTTGTCCTCCTCGGATACGGGTCGCCAGAAAATTCCGGTGTGACCTTTATGCTGTGAAATACACAGTTGACCAACCACATGGTCCATGGAACGACCTTGACTACAGTGCTCACAATGAAAATCAATAACTAAGCCATGTCTTCTCAGACTGGGGTTATCACAACAGCTGGACACAAAAGTATGTGATTCCCTGTCAGAAACAACGGTTTCTAAACCTGTTTCTTCGTCTTGACCGCGGCTAAAAACACGCACGGCGCCATGGTGTAAAAAGATTTCGCCACAGCTTGGGCAACATAGATCGTGCCAATACGGGCCGTCGCTTACACGTTCAATCTCAACCGGTTTCAGTGATTCAACCATTGGAATGCTTTTGAGGTTTACAACAAACGGCCTTAGAGTAGCACTCTTTATCCTTAGTGGTTGCATAAGCCGCATCCATCACATCCCCAAGCGAACTGTAGTAGCCCAGATTTTCCGAACGCACCAAAGCCCAGCCCTGGGACGTGTGATGGATGCTGACCATGTCAGTGGATCTCCGACCAACGTTTACCGATAGACGGCTCAGCAAGCGGCGGAATATCGCCTAGCCACATTGCTTCCGCGTCCTCCATTATTCGTTTTAGCTTCGCGGCCCACTCTTCAGCCTTGTCTTCCTTGACGAGCAACAAAATTTCGTCATGAATACAGGCCGCAATCCTGGCCTCAACCTCACCAACTTTCTCCAGCTCAGGCCAAAGATTGCCAAGAGCGCATTTCAAGATTGCTGCACCAGCACCCTGGATCGGCGTGTTGCACCGAACCGTCAGCCGATTCATATCACCCGGCAAAAACCTACGCATGTTCGACTTAGGGATACGAACCTCAGCCCACCTGTTGCCTTCAGTTTTTTCAGCATCTATAGCGTTTTGCTGCTGCCAACTCGCAATGCCCTGGTACGTCCCAAGCCACTGCTTACGGATTTCAGCGGCCTCTTCGACGGGCATGGTGATGCCAACGCCAGCTGCATAGTTGCGTAGACCCTTCGCTCCACTGCCATACAGCAGGCCGAAGTTTGCTGACTTAGCGATCTGCCTGGTGCAGCCAATAGCTTCAGCTGTAACCGTGTGCAGGTCTTCGCCGTCCTGGAACGCCTTGATCATGCGCGAGTCTTCCGCGACCGCAGCAGCCAATCGAAGTTCCATCTGACCAAAATCAGCATCCACAAGAAGCCAACCATCAGGAGCCTCAACACACTGACGGAAGGCTTCGTCTCTGGGAATTTGCTGGTTGTTGGGTTTGATGCAGGACATTCGGCCACTTTCGGCTCCGAGCTGCAAATAGCTGGCACGAACAAAACCATCGGGATCAAGTTTCTCAAAGATTGAATCCACCATTTGGCGGCGTTTTTCAGCTTTCTTCCAAGCCAAGTAAGTCTGAACAACGTGGTGATCAGGCGCATAAGCCTGGAGCGCCGCCCTGCTCGCGCTTGGCTTACCCGTTTTTCCATCAACGGGTTGCTCCCCAAGGAGCGCAGTGAACTTTTCCAGAAGCTGTTTTGGTGAACTGAGGTTAAAGCCCTTGTATTTTTTGGTTCCCAACCTAATGCTTCCTTCGTCTTTAGGTCGAAGGTTAAATACTGCCGGGGAAGTTTCAATATCCTCCGCTTCTTTGAACCACCGCTCTCGCAAAACGTCATCATTACCCATCTCCGTGAGTTTCTCTTTGAGATAAGCCAATCGAGCATCTGTTTCTCGGGGCAGCTTGTGTCCTTCCGGAAGGGCTTCATCAAGCTCGAACAAAAAGTCCTTAGAGAGTGCCGCAATGTCATGCTCATAATCCTTACGAAGTTGTTCCAGGCTGGAACGATTCCACGGCAGGCCAGTGCGCCACATCTGCGCCATGGCTGGAAGCGCCTTGCACTCCAGACAGTAAGCAGGATCTAAACCAGCAGCTGCAATCTTCCCAGGAAGAATCGCGTCAAGCTCCAGCAGAACTTCAACATCCTTGGCGGCATACTCAAGCTGCTCTTTGCTGAGTACTGGTGCGCTCCAGTCAGACGCCTGCTGCTCCTTCGAGATGTCCAAGTCCAAATACCGCTTAGCTAAGTGGGCTAAGCCATGCTTGAGACCTGGAACGCCGTTCATGTCTAACTTGCTGGCGAGCATGGTGCAGTAGACGCGGCCTCTCAACCGCAAGCCACACTCTTGGAACCAGCCAAGATCAAACACAGCGTTGTGCGCGAACCACTCGCGATCGCCGTTCTGCAGGAAAAGATCAATCTTGTCCCAGCCATCGTCATCCACATCGAACAGGTCGATGACAACGATCGACTTAGTCGACTCAGCACCGAACTGAAGCAGCCGAAGCTTGCCGGTTTCAGGCTGTAGCTGGAGCGTTTCCGTATCGAACGCAATCCTGGTCGCAGTAAAAATCTTGTCGAGATGCTCGACACCGAAATATGTTGTGTAAGTCATTTAGAAAAGGTGCTCTTCAGGAAATACGCCTTGCCAGTTGGACTCATGAGTCCCATCCGGTGCGTACCAGCCGGTGTCATCGAGATACCAGTCGGCATTGGTGCGTGCAAAAAAGATCTTTTTCTCGGTTGAAAGGTCTTCAAGCGAGTTGTCAAAAGGAAGTGCGGTCATTGGAGCGGGTCATCAAAGGCAGGAGGGTTGTCTTCGAGGCGCTTGTACAGCTCAGCCGCTTGCTCTGATTCCAAATGCTGGATCAGGCGGTCGAGATACCAACGAGCTTTTGAGGCGTCCTGGTGCGGACAAGCTTTAAACCACACGCGAAGCAGATACTTCAACGTGTTCCCAAGCA